CGTTGCCGTCGCCGGCGCCGTAGCCGTCGCCGGTGCCGTAGCCGTAGCCGTTGCCGTTGCCGTCGCCGTAGCCGTTGCCGTTGCCGTCGCCGGCGCCGTAGCCGTCGCCGGTGCCGTAGCCGTAGCCGTTGCCGTTGCCGTCGCCGTCGCCGTAGCCGTCGCCGGTGCCGTAGCCGCACAACAACCTCATTTCAGAGGAAAGGCTTCCGCGCAAAATGCACATTACCAATACCCCTTTTCCCAAGCCGCAACGGCTTCCGGTGTGCATTCGGCAACACACGAAATCCCCCGCAATTCAATATCCGCAGGAGGACCGACCCGGCATTCCTTTGTTGGCCCCGACGCGGCCAAAGCCAGGAATCCTTTGATCCCGTGCCAGTAGATACAATTACGGGCGCGGCTTAACTTAATAGTCTCTCCATCGGTTTTTTCCGCATACCCAAAAAATACGCCGCGGTGCGTGGTTGTCACAAGCACCGCACGCTGATTTTCTGTCATGTTAAAATCTCCTTTCAAGTTGTTGAATTAAGTTGTTTGCATAATGCGATCATTTCATCAATCGCATCCCGAATGCTGGGCCAGTCATCTTCGTCAATAGATATTCTCCCGCTTTTTTCGCTGGCAAATTGCCGAACAACAACGAAACAACCGCCTGATTCATCTTCTATTTCAATAGAAGTCGTCATTTCCGAATATATTGGTTCGCCTTTTGGGAGAATCAAATTAGCCTTCGTAATTTTTATATAATTAGTCATCTAAGTAAGAAGATTTTCCGCATCTTTTACATATGCAATCAGGCTTGAATGGATTACAACTGGTGGTAATTTCTTCGTCGTGAAGACCGTGCCCACACGGATCGATAGAACAAATAAACCTATACTCTTTCTTTCCTGTTTCGGAATTAAAACGATCAGTCCATTCTTTAATTTGCCTGGTACCGCATTTTTCGCAAAATGGCATTGCACCCTCTAATTCAATTCGGCCCCCACCACCCTTTTTCCGGCAGGGCACAGGCTCTAGAACCCTGCGTGGCTTGCATGATGTCTACGACATCAATAGGAACGCTGCCAACCGTCATCAATCATACTTAGCCATATAGCCAAATCAACTACCGTTCGTCGGATAACAGGGCATCTTCTTTAATTGCACGAAGAACACAGTCGCGGAGACCAAGCCCGCGCATAATGCGCTGAATCCCATTTTTATTTAGCCATGCCAATTCAAACGGTAACCTGGCATGAGAAACTTCATGTATGAAAAGAAGCCTGGTTTCCAGCCAATCAATTACTTCCGCATCTGTCATGTGTCCGACCATATAGTCCTCATAGTTTCACCCTTTTCTCCTCCGGTTTAAGCCGGGCGGCTTAGCGAGGCCGCTTACAGGATACTCAGTACCTCGGGCTTGCGCCCTCACGGGTTGCCTCCCCATGATCCCCTCTCTGCGATTTTAAGGCTCGCAGACTAATTCCGGTTACTGCTATCTGGCATTCGCCGGAACCGCGATTTACCTAACCCAATGGGTCACCGTATGGGCCCGGGTGTTATGGGTCACACTCGCCCGGTATTTGTTTTGCCAGTTATTATTCCGGGTGGTCGCCGGCAGGTTCCCGTTTTTGTGCCTACGGAACGCTGTCAATCGAGGCTCCGCATACGGGCGGATCCGGCGGACTTGACGGGGGGTTAATTAACGAGGATAGTAGACCCGTCTTTCGTCGCAGATAGACTATTGCACACCTACTCCAGAAATGGAAGTGCAAAAAACAAAGCCCCGGTCTAAACAGCCGGGGCTTTTCTTTGGGATTCCGCGCTTGACTTGATAAGTAAAAAGTGCATAATTTCCCATACGCAGGACTATCTCCGTCTCCTCCCAGTGGTACTTTAGCCCCTTTTTAGGGGCTTTTTATTGGTGATTTTCACTTGTCCGAGACCATCCTTGTCCGAGATTCTCCTTATGACCGAAACTTGTTTATATGTGGGCTTGTAACCCATCTCATATAGCCGCGCAATGAGCTTATGCTGCTCCATGTGCCCGCCGCCTGGAATGGCGAAGGGGTAGCCATCCTGCTCCAAAACCCGGACAAACTGGAAAGGTCCGGCGATAATACGTAACTGGTCGAAATTTGATATGTCCATATAGCCTCCTTAGTCGGCCTGTTTTGTGGTAAAGACAAATTCCTGTGATAGCTGTTTTAGGTCGCTCCTGATCCGCTCGCGCTCGGTTTCCATGAGCTTTATTTGGACGTGAGCCCTATATAGCCGCTCGGTCAAGTCGCGGATTCGATCCTCAAGCATTTCGCGCGTCGGCCTAAATAGCCATTGGTTCAGTCGGTCGATGATTTTGGTCATAGCTATCTCCAAAGGTTGATAGTTGCCGGATATTCGATCCCGGCAAACGGTGGGCTTTGTCAGTTTAACCTCCGCACAAGTCCAAGCCTACAAACAGAGGCGAATCTGTCTTACTTGATTCGATAAGTCCCCAGGGCGTCGCCGAAGACAAAAACATAGCCGCGCTTCAGGGCTCCGCCGTGAAGCGTCCCAGTCCAGCCCATTTTCTTGCAAAGCGCCCAAGCTGCCTTTGCGTGGCAATCCATGCCGGAAAAGTTATATGGGTAACTGACCGTTATGCGGTTACCGTCCATATCGCAGGCGGTAATTCGCGACCCGCGAGTATTTGTCGGCCCGCTGTAAGTCGTTTTGATCGCCTTCATGGTTGCACTCCTTACCTCTAGGGTTATTGCTCAGCCGGTCTACGCGCCGGCGTGCGTGGCTTAGGCTGCGCCTTAACTGACATTCAGTTGAGGTAAGCTCGGGCCGGAACCCGCCGGCACGGTAGCTAGACTTCGCCCCACTACCCCCGCTCACGCAGGGGCAGGGAGACGTGACTAGGCCTCGACGACTAGCAAGCCGCTCTTACGTAGCGTCCCTGTAGGATCAATAAATTCTGCTACTTCTGGCGTACAGCTCGCAGTCACTTCTCCTTCTGCGTGGCTGGTCCCGCACTGTAGCGATTTTGTTTCGCATGCCGAGTCTTCGCAGACCGGGCACGTGATGGGGGTTTTCATGATAAATCTCCTATAGGGTACGTAGGTACAAGATAATTAAAGCACGGATTACCATATCCATGTGCGCCACTAATCGGCAAATTACTACCGCCCGTCGGAGATTTAATAGGGAATTATATAGATGACTCCCGTTGAGCTTTCTTCTTCCGGCGGGCCCGCTTCTTGGCCGGTTTGCTCTTTGGCTTCGGTCTATAGGACAGAACCTTGTCCACGATGCGGTCCAGCACGGCGGTCGGCTTCTTGCTCATTGCGTCAGCGTCTTGTAGGTGATCCGCTTACCGACAGTCGCATGCACAAAACTATCGAGCCGTTCCATCGTGTGCCGCTTCACGTTTCCATCGTTGAGGCGAAACGCGAACTCGTTGACGTAGCGGCCCAGGTGCTTGCGGCTGGGGTGATGGTAGACGCCATGCACACCACGCTTGAGCAGCGCCCACACGCTTTCGATGCTGTTGGTGCTCACGTTGCCGCGCACGTATTCGCCGCCGCTGTGGTTAATCGCCTCATGGCGGAAGAACAAGCCATCAAGGCCGTTGTAGGCCGACGCCTCGTCAGTGTGGAGCGTCGAGCCGACCGCCACACGCGCTTGGATCGCGCGGTGTACGGTGTCCATACTTACGTCGGTAACCGGCGCAGCGAACGTTTTGCCACCGCGTTCCCGCATGCCGAGCACGGCGGCCTTACCGACTGCGCCGCGCCCGGCTTTGAGTTTTTTTCCTTCGTGTTTGTTGACCTCCTTGCCGCCGATATACGTCTCGTCAATTTCAACGATGCCTTGCAACTGCGTGAGATCGGCGCCACAGGCTTCGCGCAGGCGATGCAGCACGAACCACGCGGATTTTTGAGTAATGCCGATCTCCTTGGACAACTGCATCGAACTGATGCCCTTACGGCTCGTCACAAGCAGGTACATGGCATAGAGCCACTTGTGCAGCGGAACATGCGACCGCTCGAAGATGGTGCCAGTGCGGACTGTGAAATCTTCGCGGCAGGTATTGCAGCGATAGTAACCGTCCTTACGAACCGTAACGCGCTCGCTGCTCGTGCAGATCGGGCACTTTGCGCCGTTCGGCCAAAGGCGCGACTCCAAGTAGAGCCGCGCCGATTCTTGGTCGGGGAACAGCTTGAAAAGCTGGAAGGTGCTGATTGTCAGTTTGTCGTTCATAGCGCGAATCTTGGAAGGAATAAATCTTCCAGCTTTCCGGTTTCACGATTGATATGCCAACGAATACCGAACACATCGTGCGCGAAATTAAACTCGTCTGCTGCAAGTAGGGCGTCGAGCTTGAGCGGACAACCGTTGACGTGTGTAGCGGTAATATCCATATCCGCGTCCATCATTGGATATTCAAAGCCAGCACTTGCTGCCATCGCAACAGCTCGATGCGCAATTTTGCTGATAGTACGCGCTTCATCCTTACTTTTTACATTAAAGCTAATCATGGGCTATCTCCTGTCGGTTGGTTTGTCTGATTTACTAAAATCAGTATACTTAACTCCCTTAGGGAGTCAAGAACCTAACACGACTTTCCGATGAACGGTAGGGAGTCATGTATATAAGTCCCATTTAATACCGTTTATCAAAATGCCAGCTAGATTAGATAATCAGAATAGAAGGAAATGCTAATGCCGCGAGGAATACCAAAGGCCGGACGACAAAAGAGTCGATGGAACAGCAACCTAACGTCCACGAAAGAGTGGCAGGACAAAACCAGGGCGAAGATCAAGGCCGGGATGCTAATCGAGCGTCTGGCCGGCTGCGCCGCTGGAGAGTTCGAAATGAGTACGGCCGCCGTATCTGCCGCAAAATGTTTGTTGGACCGAGTGCTGCCGTCTTTGTCGAGTTCGGATATCACCCAAATTCCACAGGCCCCGACAGACTATAATAGTCTGGTCGAGCAGCTTGCTTCACTTGCCGGTCCCGAGTTAGCCCACCAGGTGCTTGAGCGCCTTGCCGGCAAGGCCGACAATGCAAAGCCGGCAATCCCCGATGCGATCCGGGCCGGATCTATCCCAATAGGGACCGCATAATGAGCCACGACAGAGCAGATTTTGACCATACAATGCCACCTCAGCCAGTAGCCAAGCCGGCTAAACCTGCTAAACCTGTTGATGCCCTAGCTGGCCCGGGCTCATTCGCCGACAAGCTGCGCCAACGCCGGGAAGATATGGAGGCGTACCCGGCCGGAAAGCCGAAATAGAGATGAGGTGGAAGGGATATAGATATACGATACACACTAGATGCTGTGTCTAGATGAGTCGTATATGTTGGGTATGGTACATCCGGTATGGGTATGGTACATCCACTCCCTCATTCCCTCACTCAGAAAGATATAGCCGTAGATGTCCCTATGATCCGTATGTGATCCGTATGTCTACGCCAGATAGTATATTAGCATTCCCTTCTATTAGAATTAACTGATAGGGGGTG